ATCAAAGTTTCCTTTTTGGTCAGTTGAGGTGAATGGAATTTGTGCTCCATCTCGGAAAACGATTTCATTTTCCTTAATTGTTTGAGCACCTTCAAAAGGTAACGAAGTATTTATGCTGGTGCCCGAACCAACATATTCAAAGGAATGAGAACTTGTTAAAATACGACTGATTCTTTGCAATGAAAGGGGATCATCCGGGAACAATTCATAAGGAACGAATTCATTAAATGTAATGGTTGTAATTCCTGCAGGATCATTACGATTATCAGTTGCCTCCGAAACAGTAAAGTAAATCGGTTCCATTACAGCAGCAGCAAGTCCGGTGTTACCATCCACATCTACCACAATATTTTGTGTGGGTAGATAGTTTCTACCAGAGTTAATAACATCTATAGAGGTTATGGTTCCTGCCAAACTTACATTAGCACTTGCCTCCGCAATAATACCTTGAGGACCCTTAGGAACAAGAGTCGTATCAGCATCTCGTATTATAACATCTGGTGGATTGGCTTGACTGAATTGTCCAGGTGTGCCACCATTCAATATTTTTACACTTGCCAAATCCTGTAGTGGCGCAGTAATTCTTCCAGTTCCAACAGCATCAGGATAATTACTCAAATCAATTTTAAAATATGCTGCCTGCCCATCAAAAGGTCTTCTAGGATCTCCGTCTGAGTCAATCACACCGGCAGCAACAACAGTATCTTGTTCCTCGGGGATTGTACTTGTAATCACTTCTCCTGCCGGATTTGTATTACTAACAATACCTGTATATTGTGTTGCACCAAGGCCAACGGCAACTAATCCAAAATTACCAAATGATGAATTGGAGTTCGTAAGATCACATTGTGCTCCAGTATCAGCATAGATTGCAATATCATTATTAATTGTAAAGATAGAAACCAACTGAGCATAGGCATTATTAGTAAGAGATACACCAATACCTGCTTCATTATATTGAGTAAATGAATCACAAACCATTGATTTCAGATCTGCACCATTTTCCGCATCAGCAGTTTTCCCTGCATCATCACCATTGATTCTCATACCAATACTCTTGGTCATGAAGTTGGTACAGTTTCTAACGTATGGAGATCTCCATCTTTTACTATCACCTTGTGTTGCTGGTCCACCAGGAGTATATCCACTATTTGCAGTTGCTCCTGTTACAGGAAAAGCAACAGCACCAGCATTAGGACCGTGTTCAACTCCAACATAAGCACCTGCAAAGTTTAAGTTTTCAATTAAACATCCCCTTCTAACCCAAAAAACATCTAAAGACGTATTTAATGGTTGAATTGTGACCAATCTTATATCCTCTCCAGTAATTGATACATCATTTCTTAAACCGATAGGATTATTCTCTTCATATCTGCCGGGACGAATTTTAATAGTATCACCTTCAAGTGCGACTGCCGCGGCGGCACCAACCGTTGCCTTAGCATCTCCTTCCAAAAATCCACTATTAGAATCATTACCATCTTTAGACACCCAAATTGTATTTTTAGTTTCAACACCCGGAGGTCTCCAAGATACACCAGTTCCAACAGATGATAATCTATAATCTGTTTTTCCTAAAGCAACACTTCCATTTACATCTATCAGTGTGCTATCTAATTCTAAACTACCAGTAAGTTTAGTATTTCCACCCACATTTAGATTTTTCTCTATACCAACACCACCTTCTACAATTAAAGCACCACTATCCTTATCATTTGATTGTTGAGTAGAATTAATTTGAGCAGATCCACCAACATCTAAATCAGTGCCAACAAATAATTTTTTCCCAATTCCAACTCCACCTTCTACAACAAGTGCTCCAGTATCTTTGTTACTTGCATCATTTTCAGACTCAATTTTAGTGTCTCCACCAACAAATAACTTCTTAACTATTCCAACACCACCATCAATTTGAACTGATGCATCAGTTGTGCTGCTAGCATCAGAGTTCTCATTAAATGTTGCTTTACCATCAACATCGAGAGTGTCATTAAGTGTAGTTGCACCATCTACGTCAAGTGTGTTGTTAAGTGTAGTTGCAAGGTCGACATCAAGTGTATTGTTAAGTGTCGTTGCACCGTCAACATCCAATGCTGAATCCAAGAAAGTATTTCCAGTTACAGTTAAAATACCACCGATAAAGGTATTATCAGTAACAGATAAACTAGCACCGACAAAAGCATTTTGACCTACCGTCAGAATACCACCAGTAAAGGTATTACTAGTAACAGATAAACTGGCACCAACAAAAGCACTTTGACCTACCGTCAAAATACCACCAGTAAAGGTATTACTAGTGACAGATAAACTGGCACCAACAAAAGCATCTTGACCTATTGTTAGAATGCCAGTAATTCCAGAGTTTCCAACAACATCTAGTGCTACAGTAGGAGCAGAAGAACCAATACCAACATTGGACATTCTATAGATTGGAGCATTATCACCAGTTCCTACATATCCCCACAAATCTTGTGTTTGTATTCTTACAATTTCATCTGGATTTCCTACATCAGCAATTGGAATTAAGGTATCTGTACCAAGACCCAAACTATTAATCTGCCTAAAATTAAGCACTGTAAATGATTGTGCAGCACCAACATAAGGATCTGCCGGATCTGTAGAGTTGGATATATAACGACCCTCATCCTGAACAAAAATACCTTCAGAGAATGCTGGTTCAAATGTTACCCAACGGACACCAAATTCATCACGGTTTAGGAATGCACCATTTGGACCAGGAGAACCGGCAGAATCATAGATATTTCTTCTTATCGATAAGGTTTCTAAATCAAGACTTAATTTTCCCTGTGTTGAATCATTAAGACCAGTAATTCCAATTCCAGGATTTACAGTTCCTATACCAACCGTACCTAGACCGGTAATTACAACTGTATTTTCTTGTTCAGAATTGAATTGAAACTCTTGTACGGGTGTTGTTGTGAATATACCAACTCTATCTGTTCTAGTATCAGCAGTAAATACAGTTCCGCCAACACCAACATCAAAAGATATTTTTGCAGTAAGAATATCAATGTCTAATTTTCCGTCTATTGTTACGTCTTTCTTAAATACTGCATCCTCATAAAACAATACTTCTCCATAAACATCAAGTTCGTTAACATTCAGTTTTCCCCAGATAGTAACATCCTCAAATACTGAGTGTCCTGATCTTGTAAATATTGGATTAGAAGGTACTGGAACGTTTGCCATTTTAGGTTAGAATATTAATTGCTGCTTGAACTGGTGAACCTGATGCTGCTAGTGCCAAATCTGCGATTAATGTTCCTTTAAACATTTTTAAGAAAGAACTTGCTAATAATATATCAGCAAAAGTTCCTTTTTGAGATTTAATATCTACATTTTGTCCAAGTATTTTAATGTCTTTTGTCTTGTGTTCCTGCTCATAACCAATTTGAATTTTTGGTGCTTGAAGTACAAGTTGTTCAGTTGCCTCGATACAAATTGCTCTTCCATGAACTTTAATGTGTCCAGAATCAGCATTAACGGCAAAATCACCTTTATGTGTAATAAATTGAAATGTTGTTTGGCCGTTATTGACTAAATCTGAGGCACCAACCTCAACCTGTAGTTGACCTTCAGTTCCAAATTTGGTTGTACCAGATTCAGTATGAGATTGAACAAATCTAATTCCAGAATCAGTAGTAGACATCATCTTAAATGAGTCTCTCCCTGACATGCCCATCTGTGGGTTTCCTGTTTCAATTATTAATTTTGGGCCAAATATATCGTAAGATCTAGTTTCTTGTTTCATAATTAATTAATTTAATATCCTCCATAACCACCACTTGGTGGAGTTGATGGTGGTGGACTTGGTGGAGTTGATGGTGGTGGTGATGAACTTGGTGGAGTTGATGATGTGGGAGAAGTGGAAGTGGAAGTTGTATTCGTCGTTGAAGTTTGTTCCGATGTCTCTGTTGACGTTGATTGATTCGAAGTTACTTGATTAGTAATCGAACGCATCTGAGATGTTGATGAAATAAATTTAATATTTTTCAAACTTTCTTCCCGAGTTTCATATATTATAGAGTGAGGTGAATTAATATGATTCCTCCCTACCATTTTTATGACTGTACCATCCTTTCTAACGTGTTTGTGAAACGGACCATAATATGGTGCTCCGTTTACATATCCAACCAATTGAGTGTCTATACAATCAATAACATCAATAAATTCTTGTATTTCTGATACAGTGGGTTGGACAGTTGTCATAATTGGTCTTAATACTGCTCCAAACCCACTACTACTCTGAATATTTAGGTTTGGCAATCCATTAAATGCAAAAGATGGTTGTGGTGTGGCACTTATAACTCTTCCATTTATAATTTCTAAATCTACTCCTTCCAATTTATCATCATTAGCATAATTTTCTCCTGGATCTTCAACTACAATTTCATCAATAAAGAGAGGAAGTTCTCCAATATCTGCCGGATAATTTTCTCCTTCACTTGTAATTACAACACCAGTAACTTTACCATCTTGAATAATTGCTCTACCATAAGCACCATATCCTTTATTACAACTATCCTGGAAGGTTACAATCGGTGCTCTTGTGTAATTCTGTCCAGGATTTGTCATTTCCACACCAACAATGCTTCCAACCTTAGCAACAGATCCCACAGCATCCTCAGCGTCAACATTGTTAATAATTCCTCCAAGAATTGCATTACCAGCAGCACCAAGTCCATCACCACCAAAGAAACTTACAGTTGGTAATCCGCATTCTGTAACATTTCCAAAATTACACGGACTACCAAGATCTGATGCTTCACTTACTTTTGATCCAAAAATAGTCCATTTACCATATTGCCTTTCAAAATCTCCTACAAGATTTGATGCTCCTTGAGAAATTGCAGTTCCACTAAAAATTCTATCAAAAGAACTTTGTTCATCCTCTTCACTTTGATCCTTTAGCAATCCTTTATCAATTATATACTTACTGCTTGCAGGGCAAAGTTTTTTATCTCCACATTCAAAAAGATTTGCAATTTTTCTGATTGCATTTATTCCTGTCAATAAAAAGTCCTTAATATTAAAACTAAAAATATTTGTACCAAATCCGTTTAAAATATTAGTTATTGGTTTTAATAATGGACCAACAATCGAATCAACAATATTGGTAAGATTATTTGTAAAAGCACCCATAACCTGTTCAACAACACATTGACCTGCATTTAAAACATTCTTAACAGAAGAATTGATTAAATCTTTTAAAGCACCTTTAGCACCGTCAAGAACCTTTGTTGCCGCACAAAATATACCATCAAAAAGTTTTTGTCCAAGACCAATCAACGGAGTTTGAATTCCTATTATTGCTGGAATAGTAAATAATTTGCCTACAAGGAGTGTTGTCAGTGCATTAATTCCATTATTAATTAATCCGGATAAGGCATTACTCAACGTTCCAAGCATCTTATTTGTGAATCCGGTAATCGTGCTACCAATTAAATCAACAACAAAATTAATCTCGTTGGGAAGATTTAGAATGGCATTACCTACTTTTGTAACCTTATCAAAGAAATTTGTTAGATATGCTTCAACTTTTGCAAGAGTATTATCCTTACAAGGATCTGCTTGTATGATAGTTTTGCCTGATGTTGTAGATTCTGGAATAGGATCTTTTTGACAATCTCTACAAATTACATCAGATACTTCAAAAAGACTGGGATCAAAATTACCTATTCCATCTATTGGTAGTGTTGTACCTTCATCTTGATCTTCAGTAGTTTGATTTTCGGTAGTTTGATTTTGTGGATCGGCACCAGAAATTGATGTTGGAACTGATGCTGGAGGATTTTGTCCTGCCTTATTTTTGGCATCTCCATATTGAATACCAAATCTATTATCGGCAGTAGAACCTCTCCACACTGGAGTTACTGTAGAATCATCAAGAGCAGCACCGGGAGCACGAAACTCAGTTCTATTTCCAACAAAATTTCTTGCATTCTGTTGATATGTTGGATTCTGTATCGCAGCAACAGAACCTCTAAGTTGCTGTCTAATAGAACTTTCTGAAATTGATATTTCTCTCTTCCTATAATAAGATGCCATTGCCTTAACAGCACTGTTCTCATCAGTGATTGCCACAAACTCTGGTGATGCTGCAGTTTTCGGACCTGCGGTTGCACTTGGATCTATAAATGCTGGTTGATATTGATTTTGGGCAGTCAGAATAGCAGTAATTGATGAACCATACTTAGCCTGAAGTCTATTATAAACAGACTGAGCAACATCAGCTTGTCCTTGAGGACTACCAGATTCTAATGCGGCAATTGCGGCAAGAGTATATAAGTCTTTTGACATTTATTAATTTACCTCCTTATGCTTCATATTTATTGTTGTGGAGTTACCCTTTTTTTGGATTTATCATTAGTTGGCAAAGATTTAGGAAAGCATAAACCAGATTGTTGATTAGTTTCCTGTCTTTTTAAGAGATTTTTTGGTTGTAGATTTTCATAAAAACCAGTCTTAGAATCAAATCTACCCTCTCCGTACTTTGTTTCACATGTTCTTCCAAATATACCCAATATCAGTGGTATTCCTCTTTTTCCCCCAATAAAATGCCCATAAACCACATCACCTTGTGATATTCTACAACTTTGACCTCTTGCTGCTCCTCCAGACCCAGAAGTAGGAGGAAGCATTGCTATCGCATATTCAATATTTTCATCAGAAATTTCAGCAGTGCTTTGGTTATAGTATTGATGTATGGCAACTTTATATCTCCATCCGTGCCCACCACCACGAACTTGTTCTTTTTGATCATCAAATTTAACAACAGTTCCTATGAATGGAATTATTGGTTCTTTTGTTAAATTACCTAACATTAGTTTTTATTTTTATTAGTATATATCCCGAAAGAATCACGAACGAGAGTTAATGCTGTATATGATCTTTGAGGATCAAAATGATGACAAAGATTTAAAATCAAATACTTTCCACTTTGATTAAAATCTAAAAATCCAAGTTCTTTCTCGGACGTTGTTATTTTTTCAAAATTACATTCTATAACATCACCTGCCATTAAATTTGGATTACATGGAATCATCACGTTCGCAACTTGACTCATTAAAAGATTATATCTCATTGATGCCTGAGGAAGATAATCTCTCGGATCATTATTGATAGATTTAGAAATTCCAGAACTATTTAATCCAACATCTAATATATGTTCATGAATTCTTGAGTAATTATTATTTGATTCTACTGGAGAGTAATCTATATCTCTTCCTAAAGAAACTTTTAGTTGATTGTTTTTGAGTCTGTATACTCTATCAGATACTTCTTGTGTTAATGGATTATAAAAAATGTTTCTTGATTCATAAACACCAGATTTCATTGCGTTCACAACATTCTGATTTTTATCAATAGAAAATTTTATAATTTTATTATCATTTAAAGTTTCTACAGTTGATGCTCTTATCGCACCGGAATAAACATATTTTCCTTTAGGTTCTTGAACTATCAATTTATCAATTGATTTAAATTTATACCCTTCCTTTGTTTGATAGAAAAAATATCCTGGATTTGATGGACTTGGTGCGTTTGAAACAGATGCAAGATACAACATTAAGTCAAATGGAGTATCATTCTTCCCAGTAAAAGAATATGAATTTGATGTTTCATCAACATCTATATCACCATCTCGTAGGTTAAATTTATTTTTTAAAATTCTTTTTACTGAAACACCAATATTTCCATTGTGTTTTTCTGAAGTTACAATATTATGATTTTCCAATCCTTCTTTAGAAACTAAACTCAGTGCAACAGATTCTCTTTGAGATTCTTGATTTAAATTTATTGCAGCATTCACCTTGAGAGTATTTTCCAAAACACCAAGTCTAGATGATATTTTAAATTTAATAGACTCACCACCAGTGATTGGTAGTGAATTATAAATTGTACCTCTTCTTCCCTTTCCTTCGTTTAAATCTTCAATGGCATTACCAGTATCAAGAAAAGTCATTGTTGCAGTAATGTTTGGCGAAAGCAAACTTTCATAATAATCAAAACTTGTCGTCTTTCCCTCAAGACTAACTTCCCTATCATTTTTAATGATGGATAATTTTTCGTAAATTGAGGAGGATGTTGCGTTTGCCATTTATTATGTTAGTACTGGTTGAACTGCATAGATAAAGGTTGTTGAACCATCTTCGCCTATAGTAGTATTTAACGATGCTAACCTGTTATTATTATTTGATGGTCTTGATATTTGTGCTGCAACAGGGGTTGAAGCAGGAGTAATAGAAGTGGAGGTAGCATTTTTTAATTTTTGTTGTTGTTGCTTTATTAGTCTGAAAGTTGCTTTTATTCTTTCACGAAGTTCATTTCCACCATGACTGAGGTCTTTACTTACATCTATAAGTGGATCAGAATTTCTCAGTCTATCCAAATCCCATCTTTGAGGACTTCCATCAAGTTCTCCAGTTCTTGTTCCAAATCTTTCCCATTCTCCGTGAGTACGAACATTTGAATCGATTGTTCCTTCTGACCATCCCCATTCAACGGCAAGTCTTGCTGCATCATAAATCATAGCATCAAGTTGTTTCTTTGTTGGTGCATATTGACCTAACGAACCTCTTTCTTGAGCACCAGCTGCAGCAGCAATTGCTAATCCGACAGAATTACTATTTGCACCTCCTGTATGAGTACCCTTAAAGTCACTATAAGGAGTATGTCGAACTATAGTACCATCACCTAAAGCAATCGAGTGATATGCGTCATATGGTGTAGTATGACTACCGGCACTCCAATGTAAAAATATTCTCTTACTTGTACTACCCTTTCCTGCCACAAATCCAGTCTTACTTAAAGGGCTGCCTGCACCAGCACCATGAGCAGGGTCAATTGGTCCTGTTGATGGTTGATTTTGAGTACCAGATTCTGATGGGGGATTTGCTGGGGGATTTGCTGGGGGATTTGCTGGTTGCACTCCACCAGACTTAAATCTTTCTTGTTCTTCTTGAGTAAATTCCCTTTCCGTAAACTCTCCAGTCGTTTGATTTAAGACTCCAGTTTTACCACCTTTTTTTGCAAGAACTCTTTGCCCCGTTATGAGAGCATTACCAATTTTTCCTTCACCACCCAAGGCTTTATCAATATCATTTATCATACCACCCAATCCATCAAAAGCTTTTTCTATTTCTTTAAGAACTCCGCTTTGAAGTACTCCAGAATCATCAAACTTACCCAAAAAATCAAGAGAACCCTCCTCTGCATATGGTCCCGTAAATGAATCAAATAAATCTACTGCAAAATCTTTTACTACTGTTAATGTACTTACAACATTATCAATTATTTCTTTATTATCTTCCTTAAATTTATCAATTTTTTCTTTTATAGATGGTAATGCATTAAGTAATATTCCACTCAATAATATTCCACCAAAATTCAAAATTTTATCAAATAGACTCATAGAAGATTTTACAACATCCTTTACGGTTTTTAGTGGTGAACTTAATGTTGATTTTTTCTCTACACTTTTTTCTTTTGATTTTAATTTATCCTGCTTAACTTGTTGAGAGACTATTCTTTGATTACTTTTTTTAATATCATTATAATTTTTATTAGAATTCTTTAGAAAACTATTAATATTGCTTACATTTAATTTAAGTTGTTTTACTTGAGTGAGTTCCATATCTTATACGTATATCCCATAGACATTTGGAGTTATACTCATATATGGATTACTTCCATTGACTGCTGATATTGTAGGAATAGGAATTTCCTGTTGTTCTTCGGTAGAAGAATTTTTTTCACTATTCATAAATTTTGGAGGAAGTTCCATCGATACAAAGTTAATCTTACCAGCATTTTTGGAAGATATCATTTCATAAATTTTCTCAGTCCTCATATTATTGATAATAGATCCATCAATATTTGGTGCAAATAATTCTGGACCTTTTTCTCCTACCAAATATGCATTTCCCGACATCACAGGACCACCCAGTGCTCTTTCTCCACCATAGATAAAATTTTGAGCAGGTCTGAAAAAATCTCCCACTCTTTCACCAAAAGTTTTCTCCCTCTGTATAATTTGTGGAATATCATCCGTTGGTTTATAATCTGGAGAAAATACTTTTTCCCTGAGTTTTTTATTTTTTTCTATTCTTGGATCAACTTTCGCATCTTGAAGTCCTTCAAATCCTGGTTCCATATAGTTGAATATTTTATATTCTTCAAATGTCATACCACCCTCTCCCCCTATCTTTGAGGGATCTTTTACTCCAGCTTTAACTTCTGCTTCCAATCTTTTCTTTTCTTGAAGTTTTCTGGATAGTTCCGCCGCTTTTTTTGCCAATAATACTGTTGCTACCGCAGCTGCTAAAATTGCTAGAGGACCTGCAAGTGCTGCTATAGCCGAACCAAGAGCTATTATTTTTCCACCTATAATTAATCCACCTATAACTCCAAGAATATTTCTTATCAACTTCCAATTACTAGTAATAATATTAAAAAACTTTTTTAATTTTTCTCTATTTTCTTCTTTTTCAAACCATCCAAAAATTGCATTTGCACCAATACCCAGTCCAAGTAATGATATAAATTCTAGTATTTTATCAAAGAAACCTTTAAATGGACTAGCAACAAATTCTGCTGTCTTCTTAATTGCCCCACCAATCTTCTTAACACTCTCTAGTGCACCTTCTCTCAATCTTAATCTTCTTCTAGATCTTTCCTCTTTTAAATTTTCATTTTTTTCTTTCTCTTCTGCATTTCTCATTCCAAAAGCAATACCAATTTGCTGTTGGATTTCTACAAGAATTTTATTTGTTTCTTCTAATGTAGATGATATAGATGCTGTATTATTAATCGGACGAAAACTTGAGGAGGAAATTTTTCTCCTGTTTACTTTTATTAAAGGTGATTTTAAAATAGGACTACTAAATGCCATTCTGTTGTTGTGCCTTTAGGTTTTCTTCCTCAATATATTGTTGGAGTAAAGCAAGATAAATTTCTTTCTCCCACGGAATCATATTTTCTAACTCTGTTAATGAATATTTATGATGCTGCATCAAGGCAAAATTAATCTTAAAGTATGACTCAAGACTTGTGTGAGCCATACTCAACTGAAAAAACTTGCTAATCCCTCAAGAACAACATCGGATTCTACACCTGTCTCTGGATTTTTTACGGAAATAGTATGAGAAAGTTTGGGCATTGTTGTAAAGAACTTTTCAATTTCTTTAAATTGCTTACTATTTAATTGATCTACGAATTGTGTCAATTCTTTTTTAGTACAATCAGATGCACTCCAACTCTCTTCTTTATCATATACCATTTCAATACATGATGTAATCATATCCAGAGACTTATTTACATCACTCACATCATTATCAATTTCAAAATTATTTCCAATAAACTGATCGAAAGAAGGATACTTCAACTTCATAGAATAAGTATCATCTAATTTGATAATACTTTTATGTTCCTTATTTTTTTGAACTTTGATTGAATCAATAGCAATTTCCATCTCAACTGTGGTTTCATTATCATCCGGACAGGTGACATTTACCTCTACAGTTTCACCAACAGACTTAGCACGAACATTCAAGAACAGATATTCGATATCAAAAGTTGCTAAAGATTGAACTTTTACACCTCTTGTCAAAATACAATCATTTAGAATTCTGACAATTCCATCAGAAATCTGCTTCATATCTTCAGATTCTAATGCTATTAAAAGTATTTTTTCTTCTTTGACTAAAAAGGGACGATATTTAATTTTTTTTCCTGTAGAAGGCAACTCCAACTCATATGTTGGTGTATTAATCTTTGGTAATGGCATAACAACCCATTATAATGTCAGTTGTGATTATTTATTAGGTAATAATAAAGTTCCCCAAAGCCCCAAATTCTGTGTTAATTCTATTCGATTCTCTCAGAGTTCCAGCACCAGCAGGAGGAAATATCTCACCAACGGGAGGATCGACAGAAGTATCTGAAGGGTTCGACTTATCGTCACTTAATTTTTGAATTGGTTTTGCATTAGATTTCGATCCAGAATAAGTTCCAGGATTTACAACATATCGATCATAATTAAATGTTACATTAACCTTTAGTAATTCTGCAGAACCATAAGACACTGGAATAGATGTCATAGACTTTGGAAAAACATTTCTGAATTGATAAACCAATTCATTCTTATAATTTCTTTCAAATTTTGTGATATACATTGTATCACACTTGTAGGTATCTGGATATTGAAATCTTCGGTGATAAGTTTTAGTGTTCTCATTAAGTCCACTAGCACTTGAAATAAAATCCATCCAACCCTCAAATATTCTCAGATTTTTATAATCATCATCAATATAAAAAGTAAAGTCAACATCAGTATATAATCTAGTATGAGCAAACTGCTGAGGAATACCCATGAAATCACCCTTCACTTCTGCAGTAGCATATCCACTGGTTGGTAGTGATGCCTCTGAACACAAAATACCAGTTTTTCTGGAAACAAAAGATCTGGCATCAGGAACTCTAAATTTTCTCCTAATGTGATTTGTGATAGTAGTATTAAGTGAAGAAAAACTAACTACGTAATGATTATTTTGCGATATCTTGCCAAAGAGTTCTTTGGCATCCCTCATAGGAACTACTTTAGATAAAGGACTTGGCACTCTAAATACCTATACGACTACTTTATTATTAGTTATTTAGATGTCATATAAGGGAAAATACCAACCATCTTATCCCAAGAAATATAAGGGTGATCCGAATAATATTATATACCGTTCCTTATGGGAACGCAAGTTTATGGTTTACTGTGATAAGAATGAAAATATATTAGAGTGGGGTAGTGAAGAGATTACTGTTCCTTATCGTTCTCCTGTTGATAATAGGTACCATAGATACTTTCCAGACTTTTATATAAAAGTAAAAGAGTCAACTGGAAAGATTAAAAAGATGATAATTGAAATCAAACCATATAAGCAGTGTATAGAACCAAAGGTCAAAACAAAAAAGACCAGAGGTTATGTCTATGAGGTTGTTGAATATGCGAAAAATCAGGCAAAGTGGAATGCTGCCAAAGAATGGTGCTTAGATCGTGGTTATGAGTTTAAAGTTCTTACAGAAAACGAGTTAGGTATTAAATGACATTTTCACGTCCAACAGATGATAATAGTAATCGTGTGCGTGGTGTGATTGATAGTTTTATTGGTGTAGAAACCGCTGATGATATTATGGAAGGTTTGATAAGTGTTTTAACAGAGGGTGGAACAATTCCTGAGGTAGGTAAATATTACACATTCTTTTATAATGCTAAGACATTAAGTATACAATATGATGAACATCCACTTGTTGCTGTAACTGATGTTTTCTCTTGGGGATTCCGTGGAATTAACTTTCACTGGGGAGATAATAGACAATATGATTACAATCAAATCATCGGTGGACTCTACGAAATCTATCCAGAGGAGATATCTGACGTAAGAGAACTCAGTTTTGCTAAAGTTCGCTCTAAATAGTTCTAAAAAGAAAGATAGATGGCAACGATTCAAGAATTAAGAGCAAGATTAGAAACCTTGAATGAAAGAAGTGGTGAAGCAAATAATATAAAACGAGAAATTGCCAAACTTGAAGCTCAAGGGTTAACAGAGGAACCACCAGGAGCCACTGGTTCGGTCGAGAAGTCTTTTGCTGCTGCAGCAGATGATGGCAATAGTTTAGTAAATTATACAGAACTAAGTAAGAGTTCTAAAAGTCTTGAGGGAGTCGGTCTAAGTAAATTAGGTCGTGGATTAGGAACAAGACAAGGAAAACAAGAACCGCCTGTCAATTTAAGGTATCCTGATGCAGAAATCTATGAAGATACTGATTATTTACAAATAAAAATAAAAGCATATAAAACTGTTCGTGAAGTAGGAGGTGATACAATCGTAGGAGAACCTGGTTCTAGAAGAAATAATACAGAGAAATCTTTAGGAACCATATTGCTACCGGTTCCTCCTTCGGTCCAAGATAGGAATGCGGTAAATTATCAAGGTTCTAATATGAATGCCATTACTGCGGCAGCAGTTACTGGTGTTACTGACATCATGAAAGGGGGGAAAAATCTATTTAATACTCCAGTGGACGCTGTAACAAAAATAGGAGAAGAGATATCTGGTGCAATTAAAAATACTTTCAGTGCTGCTGGAGGTGGAGCAACAATCACAGATTTAATTACCAAATCTCTTGCATCACAGGCAGTGGGTATATTTGGTGGAAATGTTACTGTAGATCAATTGCTGGCAAGAAATGATGGGGTTATTTTTAATCCAAACATGGAACTTCTCTTTAATGGTCCTAGTCTCAGACAATTTGGATTTACCTTTAAAATGACTCCCAGAAGTGGAAAAGAGGGGGAGCAAATAAAACAAATTATAAGAACTTTCAAATTAAATATGGCACCTAAAGTAACAAAAGAAGGAAGTGGGAATTTATTTCTCAAAACTCCAAATATTTTTGAGTTGTCTTTTATGCAGGGAAGAAGTAAGCATAAATTTCTGAATAAATTTAAGCAGTGTTTCTTATCAAATGTTTCTGTGAATTATACGGGTGAGGGAACTCATGCCACTTATGGAGATGGAACACCAATATCATTAGTGATGACTCTACAATTTCAAGAAATCGAACCAATTTATGATATTGATTATCTCGACACGGATGAGGGCAAATCAGGAGTAGGATACTAAAATGGGATACTTCAGAGAACTACCAAACGTAGAATATCAATCATTTCTTTCTGATGCAATTTCATCAAAAGAATACTTAACGGTCAAGAACTTATTCAGAAGAAATAAGTTGCGTGATGACTTACAGAATGTTTTTACTATTTTTAATAAGTATGAAATAGTTGAAGGTGCAAGACCAGACACGGTGGCAGAAGAATTTTATGGAAGTGCCGAACTTGATTGGGTTGTTTTATTAACTGCAGGTATTATTAATGTGAGAGATGAATGGCCTCTATCAAACTATAACTTATATCAATATGCTGAAGAGAAATATGGTATAGAAAATTTAACCAACTTTTATAATTATGAAACGATAGAAGTTAAAGATTCAAATGGTAGACTCATTCTTCCTGCAGGTAAAGATGTCAATGAAGACTTTACTTTGAATTATAGTGATAATGGATCTAAGGTTTCTTTATCAGGAGAAAATGTTAGAAGAGGTGTTACTAATTGGGAATATGAAACTCGTAAAAATGAAGAAAAATCCTCGATCTTTTTACTGAAACAAGGATATTTACAACAGTTCTTAAATGATATGAGGGAGATTATGACTTATGGATTGTCTTCAGAATATGTTAGTGAATCAGTGATTCGTACTGAAAACACTAAAGTCACAATCCCCAACTACTAAATCAGTCCTCTGCTAGTTTGGCAAAGTAAGACAGAGTGTCATCATCGTCATCTGTGTTTGTAGGAGTCAGATTATCAAGTTCTTCCTTCATTGACTGAGGGACAGGATTTGATTCTCCACGATTCTGCTGACGGAAGTCTTCTTCCTGCTCAACAGTCTCTTGGTCTTGGAACTTGGGAGAACCCTTGATACCAAGAACATAATCAAGACGCTTCTTCAGGTCATCATAGGACTTGAA